TCTAAATCTCTTTTTTGATACCAACTACCTGTATCTAAATCTAAATCTCTACAGATATATTCGATTTCTTTTGCAGTAATTGGATAACCTTTTGACATTGCATTACCAGCAGTTGTTAACATAATTTGATACATTTTTGCGTACCAACCTGTACCAGTAATACCTTTGTATTCGTCAACTTGTTTTTTATTTACGAAAGGACAATCACGATATGATGTCCATGAAAAATTTGTATTATTCAATTCATTTCTTTTTCTTTCAAGTAAAGCTTTTTGTATTGCTGGTGGAAATCTATCGAACATTGTTTGATTTGGTTTTACGTATGGATGATTTTCCATTAACGTATTAGGATTCATTATCTCTCCATCATGAGAGAATATAAAATTAAAACTATCTTTATATTGAGCAGGAACATAATACATTCTGCTTAAGTCTTTGGTTTGAGCATCAGCAATATCGCCAATCTCTTTGTTTAAAGCAAACCAAAAATGCTTTATATCATCTTTAGATATTGATGCAGTCAATGGAAATACTAATCTAAATTTAGGAGCTTCCACTGTAGATGACGCAGTTGAATAACATAAATAACGATATTGAGAATATTTAGATTCAATATCTTTTAAGTCACCTGTAAAATCATCGATATCAAGAATACCAAAGCCACCCCAACCTATAACATTGTCATTAGCACGAGTAGTATCAGGCTCATAAGTTGCTGGACTTATAAGAGGAGCATCTTTTTTTGTAGGATACTTAGTAGATTTTGCTAGCCTATAGAGAATAGTTTCGAACTCGTCGAAGTTTTTATAATCCATACGCTTATCTGTTTTATTATCGTATATATTATCGAATATTGTTAAGCTTACCATGATTGTCTTTGTGGCTCGGTCCCTCCCAATCTGCTGGTTTAATTAAGTCTGGTAATCCTAGTGGATTAGGTCTTTCTGGTTTTACACCTACTTCTTTTGCTAAGTTGGCTTTAAGTACTTCATCCCATGCTTTATTAGCATCAATGCCAAATGCATCAAGGGTACCTATTGCTACTACACATAAATCAATAAGACCATCTACTATTTCTTCAGCATCCATGTTTACCATTGCTGCTTCTGTTTCATTGAGCTCTTCATGTAGAAAGCTAATTCTAAAATCAAGATAAGCTCTTAGTCTATCTGTATTATTTCTGTTATCATGAATCCATTTATGGACTCCATATTTAAATTGCATATCACGGATATCTTTTACCCAGTCTTTCATTACACACCCACTATTTTGCTTGATGCTACTTGTATTCCACTGTCCATCTCTCTTACCTGGTCAACGATTTGGTCAACTGGGTCAACGATGAATAGCACAAATTTGTTATCAATAGTAATACCATCTTTAGCTTTTGTATAAGCCATGAATGGCATAAATCCAATCTTACCTTCTCCAGCTGGAATAAGTGAATATCCATCTGTGATTGTAATTGAATCTTCATTCTCTACTACTTTACCGATAACTTCCTCTCCTGAGGATAGTCTTACTAATTTCATATTTTTCTCCATATTAGTATATTATAACACATTTTTACGTAAATGTAAACGTTTTTATCCAAAAAAATCCTCAAGGTTTGCTACTTCTTTCGAAGACCAGCCTACTGCTTCCAAGACTGGTTCAATAGGGTCGAGGAATGTTTTTTGAAATTGGGTCTCATGGTCTATGTATTTCCTTAAGCCAAACTCCTCTGGGAGGTAGGATGGAAAAGCAATAACATTTTCATGAATTGAATTTGGTTGGCGAAGATATAAGAACTTAATCTTCTCGCCGTTGTTAATGAGCTCGTATTTCTTTTTAAGTTGCATGTCTTCAATCAGTTTGTTATAGAGTATCGAGCCACGAACATGAATAGGTGTACCTTTTTTGTATAGTGTATTTCTATCTTGGAACTTTTTGACTTGAGTTACGCCACGAGGAAATGCAATTTGGTCAGGGTCAAGAGTTTTGAAATAGTTTTTGAACTGTTCAATAGCTTCTTGTACTGTCCTTTCATCTTCTTTCATGATGACTTTGAATATCTGTTTAAGAGCATCACGACATGGCTCAGGTGTAGAAGACTTAATTGCTTCAATACCCATAATTTTAAGTTTAGGTTGAGCATATCTTACGCCTTCGTTATCATGAACATTCATAATGTATCTTTTCTTTGCAGTCCATAGCGCACGGTCAGCGATAGCTTCGCGTTTCATAACCATACGATTATCTACTCCACCAAGGAACTTATACAACATGGCATAAGACTTTTCAAGCTCCGGTTCTAATGCTTCACTTGCAATTTTGTCTAGGAAATCGATTTTGTTTTCAGGTTTGAACTTCTGTACAAAATCATCTAAGCATACATACAACGAGTCTGTGTCGATGGCAATAACATAGTCTTTCCATTTTGCAGGTTTAAGCACTCTGTTAAGATAGGTGTTAAGTGAAAATTCGGCCCATCGAATTGTAAGTTGTCCGGTAAGGGTAATGGCTTCAGCAATCCTCTGGTCAAAGAATCTGAAATAACGATTGCCAAGAGCGCCATAAAGACTATTGAGTAAAATCTTAATGGCCATTTGTCTGTTTTCTGCGATTGCAATGTCTCTTTCGATTTGATATAGTTTTTGTTTGTCATTTTTATCTACCTGTTCTTTTTGTTTTTGAGCGTTAATCATTTCTTTTTTAATCCCTACACGCTCTTTGTACATTTCATCGATGATGAATGGGATTATACCTGGCTTATCTACATTAAAGTATTGACCATTTGCCGCAAGAGCTTTACCTCTATTAGGAGACATTTTATGCGAAGTGATTGCATCGTCGATATCGAACTGAGTAATCTCTCCATTTGCAATTGTTTCTGGCGACATATTGTATTGCATAATAATTGATGGATAAAGAGAGTTTAAATCAAACGAAACGACATTATCATGTATTCCTACTTGTGGGTCTTTGACAAAGCCACCTGGATAGTTTGATTTAGTTTTATCTTCAACAAATGGTATAGCAATATTGTTAGCAAATAATCTGCGATAGATAATCGTATCCCATATCATTGTAGTACCAAATGTATCGTTATAGTTAACTCCAGCTTTGTAAGCCATCGTCATGCAAAGAGTAATCAATCCAAGTTTATCTTCGATTTTATCGACAAGCTCAACGTCTTTGATATTATAATCGATAAACTTTTGATGATTGTGTTTGTAAAGAGTATGGAGATTAGAATACTCATCGTAAGATAGTTTCTTTTCTCCTAGCACGACATGCGCAATGTTGTCGAGTTTATATGATTCTTGTGGACCATACGAATAGCCAAACTTCTTGAATAAGTCAAGGTAATCAAGCTGAGATATACCTTTAAGTTCATAAGCAGTTTGAGTCCTTCCCATCTTAGTTACGTCTTGTCTATCAATCATTCCCCAAGGACTAAGTCTTTTAACATAAGCTTCACCAAGCATACGATTGATTCTATTTACAAGATATGGAATATCAAAGAACCTTGAATTCCAACCAGTGACGACATCAGGACAATATTGTTGGGATGACCAGTGAGTAATAAAATTAATAAGTAAATCATCTTCACGGTCAAACTTACGATATACAACCATGTGGTCTTTCATATAAGATTTGTCAGTATCATAATCGCCTAAGCCCCAGACATAGTAAGTATTACCAATATTGTTTTTCATACAAATTGCGGTAATCTTATGGTCAGCTTTTTCAGGCTCAGGGAATCCGTCGTCAGAAGCAACTTCAATATCGATTGTTGATACATTGATTTTGTTTCTATCGAATTCAATATTACCAGGATAGTAATCATTAATGAACGCTGGAACATACTTTGTATTTCCGTATATTTTCTTACCAGACACTCCTTTGTTTGCTTGTACATATTCGTTTGCAGTCCTCATAGACTCGAATCTTTTACCAGCATTTGCTACACCAACAGGATTTCCATCAAGCGATTTCCACTTGGTAGGAAGATTAGTAGATGTAAAAAGGATTGGTTCGTATTTGACTTTCTTTTCAATTCGTCTTCCGTGGTCATATCCTCGTAAGAGAATCATATTACCGTATCGGGTGACGTTAGTATAAAATTTCATCATAATGTATATTATATCATAGTTTAACGTAAATGTAAACGTTTATTTTCAGTTTTTATCATAAAAGGTTGGGGGCAATTGCTTACCCCCGCATGATTATTTTGTCAATGAGACTTAAATACTATTCCATTGCATCATCATTATCATTGGTGCTAATCCTAAGATTAGTCCTGTGACTCCCAATACAAAGAAAGTAGTTTTTAAGGCCTCGGCAACGTCTTCATACTTGTCCATAAAATGAACTAGATGTTTCATGTTGTTCTCCAGTAAATATTAATTTATATCTACTGAGTTTCGCTGCTCGCCAGTCTACCCTTTCAGATATTCTTTCTTCTTTGATGCCCCAGCAGACCCTAATTGAATCTTCCTAGGACGCTTCTCTTCCGGAAGTTCTACTCTAGCATACACTACAAGTATTCCATCCTTCAAATCAGCACCGTCTATTACTACAAATTCAGAGAGTCGGAAGGACTTCTCAAACTTGCGGGACGATATACCTTTATACGCATATTCACGCGTAACTGGGTCCACCTGACCTGAGACTTTTAGTATGCCATCTTTAAGTTGGATATCGATATCCTCTTCCTTAAATCCAGCAACTGCCAGCTCGATGAGAAATTTTTCATCATCGATTTTCACAACGTTATGTGGTGGGTAGTTATCAGTTCCGGACCTCGCACTTTGATGAATCCTTTCCAGGTCTTCAAATAAAGTATCGAATCCGACGAATAGTGA